ATGGGCGACGGAGTGAGCGGCGGCGGACTTCACGGCAAAGACCTGTCGAAAGCGGATGTGTCGGTGAATATATGGTGCTATCTGGAGAGCATCCGCACGGGTCATGAGGTAACCGCATCGTGTTCCATCGGTGATGAAACCGTGAACGGCATCCCGTATAAGGACATCGTGGAACAGGCAAGGCTCTACATCCACACCCTCGGCGGCTTCGAGAAGTTCGCGGAGTGGGGACTGGTGCGCCCATTGGCGCAAGTATGATGTAAGATGTAAGATGTATGAATTATGAAGAGAATATTAGATGCATGTTGCGGTGGTAAGATGTTCTATTTCGACAAGCACGATAAATCTGTGCTATTTCAGGACATACGCAAAATAGACACCACACTATGCGACGGACGGAAGTTCTCGGTTGACCCCGACGTGCTGGCCGACTTTAAGTCTATGCCATACCCAGACGGAACATTCCGCATGGTAGTGTTTGACCCTCCGCATCTGAAGTACACAGGCTTGAAGAAAGAGGCTGAGAATTGGCAAATGGTGAAATACGGATGGTTGCCCGCACACGGGTGGAAAGATGTTCTGAGACGTGGCTTTGCCGAGTGCTTCCGTGTGTTGCAAGATGGAGGCTTTCTTATATTCAAGTGGAACGAGACCGACATCAAGGTGTCGGAAATACTTGCCCTCACACCGTATAAACCAGTCTTCGGTCATATCAGCGGAAAGCGTTCCAATACCCATTGGATATGCTTTACAAAAGATGATGCACATATTGAGCGGACATTGTTCGACCTCTGACATCATCCCTCAGCCATCAGCCATCGCAAGCGAGTAAACCCCCGACCGCATTACGTTAGTATAGTAAAGCCCTGCGGTTTGCTATACAAAACCGCTGCGGTTTAGTATAGACAACTATTTCGTTAAACCCTTTAAAACGGATAAGAAATGGCAAAAGTTAAGTATTATGCCAAGGAGAATTCCTCTATCGGAACAGGAGGACATCACCGAGGGTGGCGCTGGCCAAGGTGGCAACCAGGGCGGCGGTACGACTGGAGGGGAACTGGAGGGATAAAGACATCGGGGCGCGGAAGGCTACGACGGTGCAGCGGGATCAAGACTGCGAACGCTAAAGCTGTAAGGTCTGCGAGTAACCAAGCTCGGAAAATTGATAGCGGTAGCCTTGATTGGCCCCGCGCCCTGCGTTACAAGGGAGCAATCGAATTTCGGTTGCTCTCTTCTTTTTGAACACGAATTATCATTAATAACCCATTAATTTACACGAATTATGTACGATTTAGCTTTAACCCGTATCTGATGAGTGCCGACGTATTCGGCAAGTATTATGTTGGTAGCAACAAGTGGCGACAGAACCAGCGCAAGCGCAAGCAGCTCGCCAAGCAGCAGGGACGCAAACTGAAGCATTAAGGCTATGGCACAAGTTCTACAATGTCCGCACTTTTATTCAATCGGGGGACTGACTCGCGGATGTCTTGCGGGTCGTTTCCCGTGCGATTGTGAGCAATGTAATCATCCAGATAAACACTACGTCGAAATCATCACCACGACTTCGACATCAAACATCAAGGAACTATGAGCAAGAAGAAACTTGTGATTGCGGTGGACTTCAACGGCACCTGCGTCACGTATTGTTATCCTGAAGGGACGGGCGAGGACATCGGAGCCGTACCCGTATTGAAACGCTTATTGGCCGAAGGTCATCAGCTTGTATTGATGACAGGTATAGAGCGAGAGGGAGAGTTTGAGCTGCCTATCGTGAAAGACCGATGGGACGATATGCTGAAATGGGTGGAGGATAATGGTCTGACATTCGTCGGCATCAACCGAAACCCATTTGAAAAGTACCGCAGCAAGAAACTGACGGCTGACATCTACATCGACGACCATTGTCTGGGCATCCCTACAATTTTCGACGAAAAAAGGAGCAACCGCCCGTTTGTCGATTGGGACGGTGTGGAGCAACTGCTGGAGATGATGAACGTGTTGCCTGCGACACCTCGCACACATATCACGGTAAAACAGCCGTCGTTTATGTATGAGTAACCATTTGGACTACTTCGGCTTCGACCTCTAAAGTTAACCCCTTTAAATCGGATAAGAAATGGCAAAAGTAAAGTATTATGCCAAGGAGAATTCCTCTATCGGAACGTTTTCGTTAAGCCAGATGACCAAAGCGAAACTTGTTTCAGCTTTGGCATGGCGAGAAAAGGTCGGATGAAATCCAACTCACAGTTTCTATGCCGTACCCATCCCCAACGGCACGCTCACGTTCGACGTTTGAGCTATCCCGCCAAACGGGATTGCGGCGGACTCCGAGCTCTGCTCGCCTGAGCACCAACGGAGCGCAAGAAGCCAAAGGGCAATATATCCCCCTGCATTCTTGCGTCCCTTCGGTAGCAAGCGGCAGAGCCGAGCGATAGCCGTCCCCCGATGGGCGGGGAGCTGGAAGGGTAAAGAGACCCACCCCCTGCCCCTTCCTGCTGAGGGAGGGGAGTAGATAGAACTTAGAGGCTTAGTGAAACAGGCGGGTAAGCTCCGCTAAACATCACGTCGGGCAGCGCACCCGAAGTTCCCGTGCAAGCCGTGGGGCCTCCGACAATAGGGAACCATCCGCAAGGGTGGTTCTCTTCTTTTTGAACACGAATTGAACGAATTGAACGAATTTATAAGGAACTATGACAGGAGAAGAAATTAAAGAGCTTTGTATTAAAAAGCAAGTGACATTTATTCCGCATCATGATTGTGCAATATGCGGAGAGTACACAGGATGGTATCTATTTGGACGTTGGCCACCTTACGAGGTAGCGTATAGTTCAAGTTGTGGATGCGGTTGGGGAAGTGATGCACGACCTGACACATGGCAAAGCATTGCCGATTGGGTATGCGATGCCAACGGCGAACTGAGAGACGATTACAAATGGCTAAAGGAGTAAGGATATGACCAAAGAAGAGAAAATCAAGGAAATCTGCGAGCAAAGCATCGGCAAGTTAGGCGGTGCTTTGTCAGAAGCGATAGCCAACGCTATCAGCGAGGGCTACAAGTTAGGATGGGAAGAGTGCGCAAAGCAATTAGGCGTAAAGTTATGAGGAAAGTCAACTTCAAAGGCTTAGACCCCGAAGACTTGCACACCTGCCAACACTGTCAGCATCACTTCCACGATATTGGCATGAACCGCAAGGTGTGCTCCGAGTCGGGGCAACCCATCGCACCGATGGACTTCATATCGGTGAATGACTGCGAGGAATACAAGTCGCCGTATATCTCCGACTACCGACGCAGGACGGATCTGGAAAACCAATTAAAGAATAAGTAACTATGATCGTAATCAAGACAGCAAACGGCGACCGCTTCATCAATGAGAGCGAGGCGCAATCCGTAGCCCATAACAAGGAATACGGCTACGTGGTCATCACATTCAAGGACGGCCATAGCGAGAACGCTTTCCAAGTAGAAAGCATGTACTACACCAACAAGCAGGACGTGGAGATACGAGACAACGGACTGCTGATGGCTGCGGTGGCATCGGACGTGGAATACTACAAGGAAATGAACGAGTCGGCCTGCCGCTATCTCGAAAGGATGGATGAGCAGCGCAGCCGATTGGAGAACATGGTCTTGGAGATGTACGAGCATCCAGACAGCAACCATGAGTATCGCAAGCGGTTCGTTGAGGAACTGCGCGAGTCTCGGGGCAATCGCCCTGGCACCATCAAGGCAGAACTCGACGAGCATCGCACCATGCCTTATTATCACAAACTTCGTGAGGATAGCCACGAGAAGGGCAAGGAAATCCAAAAGGAGTTTGTGCGCATGTCGGCAAAGATTAAGGAACTCGAAGAAACGAAAGAACGGTTCCGCAAGGCTGGTGAACGTCTGATGCTTCGCAACCTTTGGCAGCGCATCTTCAACAAAAAGACATACCTCTGACGAGTAAACTCAAAACCGCATTACAATTCTCTAATTCTTGATATGACAGAAGATTTTTATCAACTAAAGCAGGATGCAATAGACCTGCTGAGGAAACGACTGACTGAGGACGTGCGCAAGCGTTTGGCAGAGGTAGATGACCGTTTGCTGGAATACTTCGACGACTGCGCCACGAACGTGAGCAACGTCTTCGGGGACGAGAACGACAGGCACGGCATGTGGGAGATCCTTTGCGCTTGCAAGTTCCTGCGCATGTTCAACACCTACCACTTCAATGCGAAGAAGGTGCAGTTCTACCTCCGACTGCGCGAGGGCATCTGGCGACGCGAGGGCAAGCGGTGGACTTACGTGAGCGGCGGTCTCCGTCTGCCATCGACTCAGGGCGCGAGGATTTACCGCTGGCAACCATTCCAGGTGTTCGTGCTGGCGAGCGTGTTCGGCTTTTACACATGGATCAATACAAAGGTGGAGGCGGGCACGAAGGACGTACTGGAAGATACCGAGCGCGAGAAGGACGGCTGGGTGTGGGACTTCCGTCGGTTCGTGGCGGAGTTCATTATGTACGGGCCACGAAAGATTGACAAGACGGGACTCTCGTCGTTCATTCAGCTGGTGTTCTTCCTTTTCGGCGACTTCAACTCGGAAATCTATGCGCTGGCCATGACGGAGGCACAGTCGAAGATTCTCTTTGACCGCACGAAGTTCATGCTGAACCAGGCGAACGTCTCGGACGAGGGCAACCCGATGTTCCGCATGACGCAGAAGATTGTCGATTGGCTGCCAAAGTACCGCGAGCAGATTCGCAACTCGAAGATCGTACCGCTGACGGGCGGCGGCAAGGCTCCTGACGGCACGAACACCCAGCTGCTGAACTGGGACGAGTTGGGCAGTTCGCCATACGTGAACGGCAAGTCGGACATGCAGGCGCACATCAACGTCTGTCAGTCGTCAATGGGTATGAGGCGTGAGCCGCTCACCTTCGGCACCACCACCGCCGGCACCATTACCAGCGGCCCGTTCATTGAGATGTTGCAGGGCAGGCATGATTTGCTGCTCGAAGAGTTCAAGTACGAGACGGGCGAGGCCGAGCCATCGCTGATGTACGACAGCCAGATGTGCCTGCTGCTGGAGCCCGACGAGTATGAGAAGACGAATGAGGAATACATCATCACCTCGCACGCCCTGAGGCGCAAGATAAATCCGATGCTGGGCGTGATTGTGCAGTACGACTTCTACGACCGCGAGATGGCAAAAGCCCGTCAGGACGGCGAGCAGAAGTTTGCGGAGTGCGTGAGTAAGTTGTTTAATGTGTATCGCGGTCTGCGGGTGACGAAGTGGCTCACGGGCGACCAGATACGTCCCCGACAGATAGAGCGACGCATCACCGATTGCAAGTACGAGGACGGTTGGAACATCTTTGTCGGCCTTGACTTCGGTGGGAATGATGATCTCTTCGCCATCACCTATCTGGCGGTGAACTACAACCAGAACCAGCCCGAAGACCAGCGGATGTTCGCCGACTGCGACTGTTGGATTGTGGAGAAGGCTCTGCTCGAAAGTCCCAACCGCGAACTCTACGAGATGTGGATTGAGCAGGGGTGGCTCCACAAGTGCCCTGGGCAGGTGTTCAACCCCGACTACGCGATGAATGCGCTCATGGCCAAGCACAAGCAGGGCTTGAACCTCTATGCCTTCGGCTACGACCCCGCGCAGTCGCCCCAGCCCATCAACACCCTGAAGGCGTGGCTTCAGTCGCTGTTCACCAGTCAGGGTATGGGCGGCAAGGAGATCATCGACACCATCAAGCGCATGGTGGTCGCAGTGCCGCAGTCGTTCGTGGCGCAGAACCCCGAACTTCAGCACCTCGAATATCTGCTGCTCGGCATGGAATACGACTCGGAGCAGAACCGCTTCTT